AGGCGATGGTGCGCTGGTTAAGACTAGGCAAGATCCTCAGGACTAATCCTGCCCTCAGATGCCACAATAATCGCCTTATGGTGCTTTTTAGGGATGCTGTTCCGCATTGACCAGGCATAGATGGTTACATACTTCATACCCAGTTTCTCGGCTATATCCTTGTAGCTGCCGAATACTTCTAGCAGTTTGTCAAAGTGTTGTTTTTGTGCAACAGTATCCATAGATTCTCCTTTTGTAGATCTTTGATTCTACACCTAAACAATATAAATCTACATATTAGGGAAAGTCCTTAGTAAATATTCTACATTTATTCTACATTTCTGGTATTCTACATCTAAGCAATATTGCTTATTTTGAAAGGGAAATCAAAATGGAAAGAGTAGTTAAAAAACAAGTTGTTGGCTCAGTAACAATAGGTCGTAGCGGCACAAAAAATCATAGAGCAACAATGACTTATTATGAAGATGGTTCAAAATATCTCATGATTCATTGTAGTTGTCGTGGCACAGCAAGTGGATATGCTCAACATACTGCACGATTTTCTTTAATTGAAGGTAATTGCAAAAATTAATTTTATAGCCCCCTCGGGGGCTGTTAAGGGGAAATTATGAAAGACTACAAAGGTGAATTAAAAGATATATTGGTAGGTGCAGTTGCAGCTCTACTGATGTTTGGTATTCCAATGGCAGTATATGTTTATAGAACTGGGGGGATTTCATGAATAAGTATGATTATTGGCTAGAGAGTGGTGCGGATCAGGGATGCCTGACAGATCAACAAGACTATATTTGGACTACGCATATGCAGCCAGGCAAGCCTTGCGATCCGATGGACTTGGATAACTTTCAAGAGTATCTCGCAGAAGCTACAGCATCTTATGCTGGATTTGAAAAATGGGAGAATTTCAGGCAATATGCTGATAGAGGTGAATGGGAAAAGTTTGGTCGGGCTGTGTATTACCTAGTCCATGACCATATTGAAAACAAACTATTGGGAGAAGAATGATGTCGAACTATATGGAACTTAGAGCTGTAGATGTATCGGATAAGGTAGAAAAGAAGAATGGTTTGTCTTATCTGTCTTGGGCATGGGCTGTAGATACATTGCTACAAAAAGACCCGACTGCTACTTGGTCTTATGGTCAGCCTGTCATGTTCGGTGAGACTGTGATGGTGTTTTGCACAGTCAATGCCTTTGGTAAGTCGATGACCGCACAGTTGCCTGTAATGGATTATCGGAATAAGGCGATTCCAAACCCAGATGCATTTGCAGTCAATACAGCGATGCAACGATGCCTAGCCAAGGCGATTGCTCTGCATGGGCTTGGATTGTCTCTCTATGTCGGTGAGGATCTATGGGATGACATTGACCCGATCAATGCCGATGATTTAGTAGCCAAGATCCTGGCTGCCAAAGACCTACCAGAACTAAAGGTTAGTTTTGCTCAAGCCTACAAAGAAGTTGCCAAAGACAAAGAGGCGATGAAGAAGGTCAATGATGCTAAAGAGACCAGAAAGGCACAGTTAAGTGAAACTAGCTGATGAGCAGCCAGATAATGTTTGTTTTGATTGTGGGGAACAATGGGGTCTTAAACCCCTCAAGAATGGGGAGAGTCATAGGATATGGATAGACCAATGCGATGTTTGTTCAAGGCTCACAGCCGTAGCCGACAGTTCGGAATATGGATATATGAAGGAAGGATGGGATGGAAAGAAAGTGGTGTAGTTCTTGTCAGGTTGATCGACCAAAGGCTGGTTTTAAGTTGGTAACTACTGGGTCTAAGGTTAAAAGATGGAAATGTGAATTTTGTCTAAAAAGAGAAGCGGAGAGAAAGTATGGAAAATAAATTTTTTGATAAGGCTAGAAAAATAGCCAAGCAGCTTGATGAAGGAGTTTATGTATATACACCATCATCAACCGATATTACGATTCGGTGGCGCAAGATGTATGGTTATGTTCCTGCAAGTGAACAAAAGAAGTATCAGAAGAAATGGGCAGAGTTTCGGGCTTTAGTTAGCCGAACTTTAGATGATGTAGAGCAGCCAGAAATGCCAGGAGTTGTAGCATGGAAAAAGTGGCAAAAGTCCTAGTAGAGATCGGCATTTACTTTTTCTTGCCTTTTGCGATAATAAAGGTATCTTGGGACTTATCGAAGTCCTGGGTAGAGGAGTTGATTAAATGAGAAATAAGCATTGCATGGAGGCATTCTACAAGACCCTAAAGGAAGTCGATATTCCTACAGGTCAGTCCATGGTCTGTGAGCATTTTTTTGCTTGTGGATGGGATGCAGCCATTGATGCTTTGTCGCAAGCATACCAGAGGCAGTTTGAAGAAGATGGAGTCAATACTCAGCTTATTAGGCGAGAACCACAAGAGCCACCACCAGACGATGACCAAGAATGAATGGTATCCAGTTTGTTTCCATAACCGATATGAATACAAAAAATGGCAATACTATCAAAAATGGGGAGACGAGGTGGTGTCGGTTTGTGATGATTGCACCGATGAATATCAACAAAAGATGAAAAGAGAGGATAGATGCTTTATGGCAGAAGCCATGAAGAAATCTAGCAACAGCAAACGATATGCAGAATGAACCAGTATCTCAGGCAGTTATGATTATTACTGAGACCGAACCTTGTCGGTTTTCGGTTGAAATCGAGGGTAGCGAAACTTCTTTAGAAGTAGCGCAGATTATGGTAAAGTTTCTAAGTGATTGCTTAGAGCAGATCCACAGGGAAACAAAAGTGCATTAGTTTTTAGGGGAATGGGGAAATGGAACAAAGAACAGAAGAATGGCATAAGGCTAGGCTTGGCAAAGTAACCGCTAGTCGGGTTGCTGATGTATTGGCTAAGATTAAGACAGGCGAGGCAGCAGCTCGTAAGAACTACAAGATGGAGTTAGTAGTTCAGAGATTAACTGGTCAGCCAGGCGAGTCTTTTACCAATGCTGCTATGGAATGGGGAACTGCCACAGAACCACAGGCTAGGATGGCATACGAGGCTCATACAGGCACTTTTGTCGAGGAGGTGGGGTTTATAGACCACCCGACAATAGAAGGCTTTGGATGCTCTCCTGATGGGGTTGTGGGCGATGGGTTGATTGAGATCAAATGCCCGAATACAGCCACCCATATTGAGACAGTCTTGGAGAATAAAGCTCCAAGTAAATACATCCCACAAATGCAATGCCAGATGGCAGTTACAGGTGCGAAATGGTGCGACTTTGTATCATTCGATCCGAGAGTGCCAGAGGACTTGCAGTTGGTAGTAGTAAGGGTTGATAGGGATCAGGAGTATATCGACTCAATGGAAGTAGAAGTAAAGCAGTTTTTAGATGAGGTCAAAGAGTTATTTATTTTGTTAAAGGAGAGAAAGAAATGACCTATGAAATGAAAGATGGTAATTTTGTATTGTTTAAGAATGATCGGAAGAAAACCGATAAGCACCCAGACCTTAGTGGCTCGATTATGATAAATGGGGTAGAGCATTGGTTTAATGCTTGGACTAAAGAGGGAAAGAAAGGGAAGTTTATTTCTGGGCAGATTGGCGATCCCAAGAAGGCTGGATTTACTCCGAGAGGTAATGATGAGATGCCAAAGAGTAGTGGCATTCAAGATGACGATATTCCATTCTAAGGAGAATGAAAATGAAAAAAGCGATTCTAGTAGTAGTAACAAATATGTTACTAATTGGTAGTGCCTTTGCCTGTCAGACACAGACTCTAGTAGTCGGTGGTAAATTACAGGTATGCACTATCTGCGGTTCAGTAGTTAGCTGTATGTAAACCCCCAATGAGATCGGCATACGAGGTGCAATGCCTCATTTCCCTAAGGAGTGCCACCCCCCTTCCGATCAGGGTGGCATTATGAATGGCTCGATGTCTTACTCAGAGCGACAAAAAGTAAAGAATAGGGCTGAGTTCTTATTTGAGTATTACTGCGCTGAAAAAGATTACCAGGTTACTAGGGTGGGGTTTGATGAGAAGAATGGAAATGTAGATAACTTTTACTATCTAAATCCGATATTAAGAAACTTACCCGATTATGTAGTCAATACCGCTAATGGCACTTGGGTAGTGATGGTGAAAGGCACAGCGAATATCAAGCAGAAAGAGATTGATCTTTTGCCAAAGTTGATTGAGTGCTTTCATAGTGATAGAGCAAAACTTATTTATGCGTTTTGTTTCTTGGGAAAAGAACCAATACTAATTTTTCCACAGAAATTAGAAAGTCTGTATAGAAATGCCAAAGATAAGCAATGGCAAGATGGAGTTGTTTATCGGTCATTGGAGATATAAGTTTGATTCGTCTTGTCTGCGAATTGTTAGTCCTCGGAACACTTTGCCACCAGCTTTATTCCATCGCAGGAACTCTTTAGCTGCACCAAACACATCATTTCTGTTGTGTTTTTGTCGTAAGGTAGATGATTGTAGGTTGCCTAGCCCAACATTAAACGCAAAGCTGACGAGTGCATCAAAGCGAGACTGAGTAAGATTATTAGGGCATAGTCGTAATACCCCTCTTTCAAAGCGTTGCAGATCTTTTTTAAGAAGCTCATCTACCTCATCCATCGTAAAGGTTCTAAACCACTCTATAGGCAGAGTTTTACCATCGCCTATCAAATGCCCTACACCCACAGTCCAAAGCCCTATAGGGTCTTGGTATGGCTTTAGACGCACCCCTTCGTGGTGCTTAATCATCTTAATGCAGTCTTTTGATACTTTCACCGCTTGGCAAATGCTTGAGATCCGAACCAGAAAGCAACAATACTAGACCAAATGGTGATGGTTTCTTCTGACCAGAGAATGTCTAGGGCTTGGTCAAATGGCACAGAATGATGCCAAGCATACCAGAATCCTGCTACTTCTACAAATAGGAAAATAGCGAACATCCCATAAGTAACAGTAGGGCGAACCATGGCTCTAGCATTAATCACCCATTTGTCTGCACCTTTGGCTAAGTCTGTGTCATGCTGATACAGAGCAATCTTTTCATCCTTAAATGCTTGGATTTCGATTTGATCTGTGCGAATCTCCTCGACCCTAGCTTGGGCTAAATAACCTTCTCTGGCTAGTTCTAATTCTCTCTCAGTCTGTAATCGAGCCATTTCTAGCTCATGCTTTTTGTCAGATCTGTCTTGGAAGAAGTCTAAGAACTTAGGCAGACCACCAGCAAGAAAAGAAAGGAGTGTAGAGACTAGAGTAATCATTTCTTAAATACCAACTCAGCTAACCAAGTCATAAATCCACCGAATACAGAAGCTGCCCCCATAATAGCCCAGAGACTACCTTTAGATCTTTCAGCCATAGCGACCAATTTCTTAATATCGGACTCCATTTGATTGACTTTGGTCTCTAAGTTTTCTACTGCATTAACGAGTTTTCCATACTCAACTGGATTAATATCTGCCATCATTTGCCTCTGAACACTTGTAAAGATTTGGCTGGATCGTCAAAATCAGAATTGCACTCATTGCAATGTTTAGAATTAACTTCTTGGTCGCTAATGTCAAAATTACAATATGGGCAAGATAAATGCACTATTGTTTCCTTTTGAACAATAATGTCATTTTCGACAATTGATGGTATAACGATCTTCATTACCACTTTCCTTTTGGGCAATTTAGTTGTTTAATTTTGACCTTTAATGGCATATGACATCCACAAAGCTCACACAATTTTCTTTCTTTGACATAGTGCTCACAAAGATTACAAACATTCAATCTTTCAATCTGAACTTTTCTTGATGTAAATATTGGGATTTCTCTATTAGTAAGCACCATAAATCGTGCCTACAACAGATAATGTCAAAGATCCTGCATTAATAGTTACTGCTCTGCCACCTGCGCCACCAGCACCGCCTGTTGTGCTTCTTGTCTCACCTGATGCTCCAGCAGAGCCAAAATCACCACCACTACCGCCTACACCGCCTACTTGTCCGTTTTGAACTCCTGCTGATCCACCTCCGCCAGCTCCACCAGAAGATCCTGCTCCCCCTCCTGTTGGAGTTGAGTAACTATAGCTAGAACAAAATCTTATACATCCTCCAAGACCGCCAGCACCACCACCCCAAGATCTTCCTCCTCCTCCGCCACCACCGCCAGAAGATACTGTAGTTCCACAGCCACCTAAAAGAATTAATGCTCCACCGCCACCACCGCCACCACCACCAGCAATAGTTCCATTGTTTGTAATGGTCATATTGGCATTTATCGTAATAGCAGAACCTCCTGCTCCACCAGAACCTCCACCAGTATCAATACATAAACTTCCTAAATTATCTGCTCCCATTCCACCAGAGCCACCGCCACCAGATATTGTTCCGTTGTTGGTAAGATTTACCTGTGCTGATGTTTGAATTGCAACTCCACCTGGTTTACCATTTGCATTTCTAAATGTTCCTGCTGTGCCGCCAAGACCTGTAATTAATCCATTGTTTGTAACATTGACAATAGAGCCAGTAGGCATTGTGCCAACAACAAATGCTGCTGTAGCTGTTGATGTAGAAGATACTGTTATACCACCATTGATAGTAATATTTGCTAACAATGGTGTAGTGCCATTCCATCCAGCACTTGTAGCCCTAGTGTTTACATTGTAATTACTAGTATTGGTAGAAATGGTTGCATTAAATACATATGGCTTTAGTGCGCCATAAAACTGATTAATACTGATTTGTCCTGATGTGGGAATATTATCGTTAGCTGGAATGCCATCTGCCACAAATGAACCAGCTCGATAGTATTCACTAATGCTAATAGGATTAGTGCCACCAAATTCTGTTTGAATGGCAGAAAATGATATTGAGCCTGAGCTTGGTAAAGCCATTATGGAGTTCCGTAAGCTGTAATGTTTCCAGAAACAATCAAGTTACCAGAGGAGTCTAAAGAAGCCTTAGTAACACCTGAATACTTGAACTTGAGGACATTGCTTTCAACAACATAAGTCCAATTGCCGACATTTAACGATGTGCCAGTAATAGATGTTGCGCTAAGAGTAGATGGTGTTGTGTTACCAATCTGAGTAGAGTTGATTGATCCACCAGTAATTGTTGCAGCAGAACTAGAAAAAGTAACACCGCTAATCGTGCCACCTGTTATAGCACCGCTTGTCATTGTATTAGCAGACATACTTGTGCCAGTAATTGTGCCACCTGTAATCTTGGCAGCAGTCATGGTATATGTGCCATCTCTTAAACCATCGCCACAATCTCTAATCTGAGCCATCATGTCTCGGAGAGTATCGTTTACTGCTGATGGGAGCATCCCCTCTGGCGCACCATCTGGAGGTGTCGCATTGTTATTAGCAGGGGTTAGAGAATATTTTGTATATGCCATGATTTTCCTTACTGTTGTTCTGTCTGAAATTCACCAGATAAAAGACCTCTTAGTCCTGTAATAGGAACATTATAAGTTCTTGGTTGGAGCTCTGGTGCTCTACCCAAGCGCATCATATCTGCTAGGTTCTCAATTGCTGATCTTCGCATAGCGGTTGCACCCATTCTTGATGCTGCTGCACCTGCTGCTAATGGAGCACCTAAAGTCGGCTCATAAGCAATAGCACCACCTGAGAATATGCCTGATACAACTCCTGTTGGAGCAAAGCGACCATAGAACTTTAAGAGGTTCTGAACTGTGCCACCTTTTGCTGCTTCTTCAATTGCTGTTTGCTCTTGCTTAGTAAACAGGCGCATTTTTTTCTCATTCTTAGCTAACTGTCTTAACTGTTGAGCCATTGAGTTTTCTTCGCCTGATGCAGTAAATTTAGACCGATCTAACTGAGCATTGTTGAGCATATCCTCAAATACTTCTGCTTTCTTGAGTCTGCCATAAGAGGTTCGAGCATCTTTCCACAGATTGATCGCCTCCTTGCTTCCACCGACTACTGCGGAATCAGGAGCATTTAGAATGGCTGAGTCGAACTCATCGACCAAGATAGAGGCTAGTCTGCGCTCTTGTGGATCTGTGCTTGCTTGTGCGCCTTTGATGATCTTTCTAAGAGCTTGTAGTTCGGTAAAGTCTTTAGGAGTTGCAGGATTGGTTAGTTCCTCTAGAGCCGATGCAATCTTAGGATATGCCTTGGGTGTATAACCCTCTGATCTGAGATCCTTGCCAATCCGATCCATATTAGCAATAAAGCGATCCGAGTCTAGTAATACACCAGATTTTTGAGCCTTGGTGAACAGATTTGTAGATTCTTGGGCTAATTGCTCTTGTGTCGGTGCGCCTTTAGCCTTGCGAGAGACTGTTGCGCCAAATGGTGCAGCAGTTGTAACTCCAGCGATCATACCTGCTAATGGACTGCCTGTCGCTTCTGTAACATACTGTGCTGTTGCTGCCGATGGAGCTGCTGCTGCGACCTGTGCTTTAGGAGCTTCTGCCAACCGCTTAGACACTTCTCTAGTAACAGGACTGACTGCTTGCTGTCCTAAACGCATTAAGGCTGGCAATTGGGCTAGTGTAGAAGTAATACCACCTGCACCTGCCTCAATCATTCTTTCGCCTCGGCTTTGTGGCTCTGCCATACCCATTTCTGTCATGGCTCGGCTTGCGACTTGGCTAGGCATCTGTAATTGTGGAATCTCTGTGCCTGCGACCCGATTAACACCACCAGAAATCATATTTACTAGAGTGTTAAGAGCATCACCGATTGGCAAAGCCATAGAGCCTACTAGAGCACCAGGAGCACCAGCTACCGCACCACCAAGAGCTGCACCAGGAACAGTCTGAGCCATGCCTCTAGCAGCAATCTCTGCTGTGCGAGCCATTGTGCCTTTTTCTTTCTTTGGCTCGACATTGGCTTCGTCATACAGTTTCTTAGCAGCTTTATTGATTTCTGCTTCCGACATTGAGTCAGGAAACTCGACCTGCCCTACTTTTGGGATGTCAATAATCATTCTACTTTTCCTGTAGCTGGATTAAATCGCTTAACTCCACCTGCCTTTGGCATAGGAGCAATTGGGCTAATTCTGTAGAAATCCACAATGCTAGACATTTCAGGGTTTTTACCTAATATATCTAGTCGTCTATTGTATTCGCCTACAGTATATTGAGCTACTCTTTTGGAGGCATTGGCGATCTGTTTGATTTCAGCAGGTGTTAGGCTGTCAATGTCGCCTGAGAATGCTCTCTCAGCCAATTTGCCTTCTGCTTCTGTAATCTGACCTTCGCCTCGCATTGACTTACGACCTTGTAGTGTAAGTTCTGCAAAGCCTCGGATGGCTTGACGAGTATTAGCAATAGTTTCTTCTGTATCTCGACCAGTAACACCTAAAGTAGATCCTAACTGAGCCAATCGCATTCTCGGTGTAGCCATTGTGCCAGCGATAACCTTATTGGTATCTACTGCGCTAATGACTCGATCCGCAGCATCAATTTGTAATACAGAACCTTGAGCTTGTGCTTGAGCATCCTTAAGAACAGGCGCAATCTGTGCGAGTCCTTTGCCTGTGTCCACAGAAATATTTGTGGAGGGAGTTTTTCGTGCAAGGAAGTCAGTATAAGTTCCTTTGAATCCATCTCTGACTGCAAATTCATACTCCTTTACCGAGGATGGTGCTTTATCTTCTTTAGAAACTAGCTTTAGTGCCTCAATTGGGCTTTCTAATGCTGCTGCTTCTACTAATTTGTTTTCATCAATTGTCAATTTTGTTGGTAAATTAGCTCGGAGTGCTGCAACAGTTTCAGGAGCAGCCATATCGCCACCAAACTCAGGGCGAGACAACATCTCTAACTGTGAGCCTTGACTTGTAGCCATAGGAATTTGTTGTGGAGTTCTTGTAAATGCTTGACTTGCTAGTTCTCTAGCCCGTTGTTTGCGCTTAAAATCCTCCAACTGCATACCAGTTACCATCTGCTTGAGAGTGCGGTCAAATGCTTGGTTATAGCCTTCTGATCCTGCTCCCAATGCACCAGCCAATACTTGACCTGTGCTGATAGGCTGTCTTGTTTGACCTGTCATAGACAGAGCTGCAATAGCTGCATTTAATAGAGCTTGTTGCCCTGCATTAGACTGCATTCTTTGTTGCTCGGCAGGACTAATAAACTGAGAGTAGTCTGGTTGCTGTCCGAATAAAGCTGATAGATCAATTGCCATAATTTATCCTAATAAAGAATTTGGATTTCTTGCTCTTTGTAAAGCTAATAAATTGTATAGACCTGAGTAATCTACTGCGCCAGCAGGTTTATATGTTGAGCCACCCATTTGTGGCATCTGCGGCATTTGTTGTTGTGGTCTTTGTCCAGCACCTAATAAGCCCATTCCTAATCTTGCTCCCATTAAGGCTTGGCTAGGTGTTAAAAATGGTTTAGATAGTGATGGTAATGTAGATGTTAAACCTGTGCCACCTAGTTCTGCTGCCGTATATCCTTGAGCAATATTTTGTGCAATTGCTGCCTCAGACAATCCAGATGTTGCCAAATTAGCTACATCGGCTGCAACAAAAGAATCTACACCTGTTGCTGTAAGGTTCTGAGCAATTGTTGCTGCATCAAATCCATTGGCTGCTAGATTGGCTGCATCTGCTGCTACTGTATATGGTAGGGCTTGAGTTACTGCTTCTGCTGCTGCTGTTTCTGCTGCTCCAGACAATAATGCTGCTCCAATTGTGTCTGCTGCTGCTGCTTCACTAGCAAGAGTTGCAAGACCAGTTTCTGTTGCGCCAGTAAATGCTGCTGCGCCAGCACCTTCTGCTAACGCTGGTGCTAAGTATGGCGCTGCTACTGCTGCTGTTATAAGAGCAGGAGAAATCCATCCACCAGGTAGGTTTTGATTAACAAATTCATCTACATCTGCTAAACCACCACCAATGGCTTGACCAACATCTTCTATACCGCCAAGAATACCACCGCCACCACCAGATGTTCCTAAGACATCAGAAACTGCATCTAATGGATTTCCACCGCCACCGCCTTGTGGCTTAATCTTGCGATCACCAATATGCTCAAAAGCACCTTGTGGCAAGTCTGGAATGTCCATCAATGCACAGGATCGGTTATTAAATCTCATAATTTATGCTCTATCAATATTTGTTTATCTACAAATCCAAGCCTGTAAGTTAGTCTTGCTAGAGACTGCCTGACATAACCCTGAACCTTGGTTGCTCCAAAAGCCTTAAAAAGTAAACATAACTGTTTATATGCTTCTTTGTTTGTTACAAACTTACCGCCATATGCACAAATAAAAGCTACTTTTTGTTTAGGATACTGAACAAAAGATATAACTATGACACCTTGTATTTTATCTTTATCTATACCTACAAACAAATCTAGCAGCCCACTTTCTAAGGATTTTTTAAGATCCTGAGAATCATACTCATCACACCCACTTTGCTCTATTGCTTGGTCAATATAACCCTCTATTACAGACCATTCAGCCTGTATTTGTTGAGGGCTATATCGTCTTACTAGCAATTAGAAGAATCCACCACCTAATAATCCACCCAAGGCAGCTCCACCTAGACCACCATAAAGACCGCCTATTTGTGGAAATGCTTGACCTAAAGCATATCCACCTAAACCACCAGCTAATGCGCCACCAAGAACACCTGCGCCTGTATTTTGATAGGTTGGGTATGATTGGGTTGTAGTGCCATAACTTCCAAGTGGAGTTCCATAGACAGATGACAAGAAACCTTGCAATTGCTGATATGGTAATTGTTGATTGAACTGATATTCTGCTAACTGTTGCTGTAGTGGCTGTGATGCAATTTGTTCTTGAGCAGCACCAACTTGAGCCAATGTCTGAGATGGCAAGAATTGCTGACTGTAGAACTGAGGTGCTAAACCAGCTAACTGAGCCTGTTGCATTTGTGCCTGTTGTTGCAATGCTCTTTCTTGTTGGTATTGAGTTCCAGCAATGTTAGAAGTAATATCCCCTAGAGACCGACCATAAGCCTCTGTAGCCGTTCCCAATGCTCTTTCCATAGAACCACTACCCAATCGACCAGACTTGCTGTAAAGGCTCGAAATGCCTGGCAATACGGATTGGCTAAATTGTTGGGTAAGTGGGCGAGTTGCAGCCTCTATCATCTGTTGTTGATAGGGGTTTGCGTTTAAAAAACCGCCTGCTGCTGTCTGACCGACCTGACCTAATGATGTTTGATAAGCCTGTTGAGCTTGTTGCAACATAGAATTTGGCTGTGTTGCCAATGCCTCTTGTTGTTGCAATGCAGTCAATGTTTGCTGTGATGGGCTTACATAAGTTTGACCAGGGAAAAATTGTGGCTGATTAGTTCCAAAAAATAGATTTTGAGCTTGCTCAAGTCCTGTTTCTAAATATGGTGCTAATAGTGGATCTATCTTCGAGGTTGTGGTGGTAGTTGCCATAGTTTTCCTTATCCTACGATAATATATTTATAAGTCATACCTGATACTGAATTAGCAGGATGACTAATGGTTGCGCTTCCTGCTGTTGTTGCCGATATATAAGGCATTGTAAAAAGATTACTTGTGTATCCATTCGATGACAGATAAGACAATGTTGCTATCATTGATGGAATTGCTGGTCTTGTTGGGCTTGTTCCTGCTGGTAAACTTTGCAATGAAACATCTGTGCTGTCTGTAGACCACATGATTTGCACATAATCATTTTTTTCTAATGCAATAAAAAAGTTTAAGGCTGCAATTAAATGCCCATCTACAGATCCATGCCTATTTGGAACAGAATATCGACTGTTGCTATTTGCTATATCTGTGCCATTTTTTCTAAACCAAATGTCAATGTCATGAATAGAGCTATCTATATTTACAAACTGTGCAGAAAACTGAACATTGTATAAACCAGAATAGCTGACATTTAGCCTAGAACTATTTGATAACGATGCACCAAGACTGTAATCTGTGGTGTCATATGTAATTGCATATGCAGTAGTAGTGTTTGCTGCTGTTTGATCTGTAGAATCTTGAACAGCTAAATATGGGTAAAAACTACTAGCAGAAACATCGTCTGCTGGAACTAAGATAATTACAGAATCTGCACCAATCCGAGCATCGGTAATGGTTGTTGTAGATGCACCACCTGTCGCTAAAGTAACAGAACCAGTATTGTTGGTCTTGCCATTCATAATCCCATTGACTACTTCGGCAATTCCTCGTTGGTCTGCTCCAAAAGGAGGCAATACTCTATACATTACCTAGTTCCTAGTTGATTTAGTTCTACATCTAATCCGACAACAGTAGTCCAACTACCACTAGGACTTAATTGTAGACGATGATAGCGACCAATTCCTCTAATTGAGACCCTATTTTCTGCATCAGCAGGAACTAAAGAACCAAAAGTAACATTTTCATTTAAGAGTCTACGAGAGGCTACTGCTACAGATGCAGATCCATTATCTACAATCGGTTTTGCCATCACAATTGCTGATGTATAGCCAGGAATCTCAATGTCGCCTGTTTCTATAAATGCAGTTGATGTTGCTCCAGAAAATGTAACTAGTTTTGCATCTTTAACACCAGCTAGTTGAGCCTTACCATTGAGCCATACTCGGTCATCAAAGCTAGATAAAATAGTTTCTAAGTTTCCAAATGTATCTGTGCCTTCCAAAGTTACTGATGGGGTTGCAGATGTAGCGATTCGGCTTACATTTGCTTTGCCACTAGTCCATCTTTGGGTCTGAAAATTGTAGATTAGTAGACTATCAGGTGTTGCCGAACTGTTTGATGCGTAAGACCAAATAATTAGCTTTCTAAATGGATCTACAGCAGATGACATTAAGCCTAATAAGCCTTCGTCTGCATCCTCAAAAAAATGCCGATTAACCTTTTCGTTGCCGATTGGGATGATGTTTTGACCATCGCAAGCATAAAAACCATCATCAGCTAGGAAAAATGTTGTTCCTGCATACTGCACAATCGAATTAGCCTCATAGCACCCAAGATTACGACTAATGTTGTCGAACTGGAATACTAATGGGCTGCCAATGTAGCTCATGCGATGGATTGACCGATCCATTAGGACTAATCCAAACTCTCCACCTGTAATTCCTACTACAGCACCGCCATCAGGAATATCTTGAAAGTCTGCTTGGGTGGTTGCTGATGCTGCCCAACTGGACTCATCGCCTAAAGCTGACCATTGAACTCGATTTGGATAAATGGTTGATGAATTAATATATCCGCTAACAACAAAGTCTCGCACAACTGTTACATATCGAGCCTGTGGAGCATCGGCAGCCAGGTCTTGGAATGTTGTAGAACTTGTAAGGTTATAACCTTGTAATCTGTTACCGCCATTAGCTGCAATCACAACATTGCCAAACTGAGTGAACCTCCAGCGTTGATCTGTAGGAGTTACATAAGCGAATGTTACTGTTCCAGTATCTGCTGTGCTTGGAATGTCAGATCCGCTATTTGAGTAGGAAAATGTTGTAGAAGTAACAACAGTAATAGTAAATGTTCCGTTTAAAGAAGTATTTGATGTTGCTGCTACTGTTACAGAATCTCCTACAGAAAATCCATGAGCAACAGATGTTGTAATCGTTGCGACATTGGATGTTCTTGCCACATTAGTAATTGTCCTACTAGCTTTAGATACATTGTCTAGCGATAGATCAGATGAATCTAGCTTAAATAGCTTGGTAGCACCACCAGCAAAGACTGTTGTTCCACCTGTGGTCGTTTTAGCTGCGACAATGCTATTTAGATTCTCTGATGCGTTTTCAGAGTAATCTACAACAGACTGTAACCTACCATAACCATTGAGCTTAGAAAATACATTTTCTGCCCTTTGTAATCCATTGGTTGTGCCTGGTTGGTCTGGAGTCCATTCTCCAAAAGTTATTCTGCTTAATGGCATTAGGTTTCTCTCCAAACTTCTGAGCCTTTAGGAACATCAGACCATTCTTCACCCAAAATCTTACCTAGAGCATCTACAGATCCGTTGCCTGTGATTGCTGCGTCTCCATTCGTTTGTCTGCCAGCCTGTGCGACTACTTCTGCACTACCTGTAACAGATGCGCTTCTGCTGTAAATAGCAACACCACTTGCACTAGCATCCACAAGACCGACAATAGAATCAAAAATAGACCTAAATCGAACTCCATTAGCTACCATTGATCCAGAACCATAGATCTGCACATCTACTACAGGCGATGTGTAGAAATAAATATTTATATTGTTTCCTGAGTCTGTCGATGTAGAGTTTACATACCAAGTATCTACAGGACTTCCTTCGCAATCTCTTACATCTAGATAATTGACATCGAATGGAATTGCAACAGGCGCAGCTCCACCATAGACTAAAAAGTTTAAGTTGTTGCCTATGCTTTGGGAGTAACTAGCTTCCCAATAGTCTGATGGGCTTCCTTCGCAGTCTTGGACTACTAAGTAACTGGCTATTGCTGTCATACTTTAGCCAATACACAGCGAGTTCCAGGGGTGCTAGACCGCAAAGATACCAAGTTTCCTGCTGTTCCGTTAATATTGAAATTAGAGAAACTTGTGGTTGTCGATGCAGGGAAAATAATTGTGCAAGGCTGAACAGTATTTGTCATATTTGTAAAAGTATTTGCACCAGTTAAAGTTAGATCTCCTAAACCGCTTTGCACTAATGTTAGAGGATATGTAAATCCACCACCAGCAAATGTCTTAGCTGTAGCACCACTCATATTAATCTTGGCATTTGTTCCTGTAATGGTTAAGTTTGTAGAAGTTCCTGCATTAAATGCAGTTGTTCCCACTCCTAATACAGTTAGTTCTCCATTTGTGCCAAATGCAATAGTTCTAGCGTTACTATTGCTTGTAGAGAAGTTGCCAACAGACAATACTTTTCCATTGATATTTAATGTGCCATTGGTCAATGTAAATGTCTTGCCAATAGGAACAGTTAAATTATCTTCTAACCGAACAGTTCCACCGACACCATCTATTGTGATTGGGAAGTCTAAAGTTACTCCATTAGTGGTAATTTGCTGAGTGCCAGAAGTTGCCGAAAAAATGTTTGCAAATGTTGTTGCAGAAAAAGTTACTGTGTTTGGAATTGTTAAATTTCCATATATTATTCTATTTGTTGTTTGAGCTAAAACAGTTCCAGAAAACCCAGTTAAGTTTATGTTTTTGAAACAATTTTGAATGGATATTATATCTGAACCTGCTGTTACATTCAAATTAAGAACATTAGACTCTGTTGCTCCTGATATACCATTAAAATTAATTACTCTAGTTCCAGTTGAACCTGAATAAGTAGCGTTTACTGTTGGAGTTCCAGCATAAGTAAAGTTTGTAGATGTAGCAGTTGTCCAAACAGTCCCATTATTACCAGTAATATTTATCTCGCCTGTTCCAAAATCAATACTGCGAGTATTGGAGTTGTTTGAGCTAAATGAAAAACAAGTTAAATCAAAATCATTAAGGTCTAGTGTGCCAGCAGTTAAAGTAACTGCTCCTGTAGTTGTAGTGTTATCTAATAACTGAACTGTTCCGCTTGGTGATTCAATAATAATTGATTGTGGAATACTAACCCCAGCAGATGTAATGGTCTGTGTAGTGCCTTGACCTTGAAATAGTAAGTTTGCTGTTCCAGTTAAAGTAACATCAGAATCAAGAATTAAATTTTTGAAAAATGTTGGGCTAAGATTTGAAGTTGCAAAAGTTACCGCCACATTAAGAGCGGAGCAATCTAATGTGCCCACAAGCCAAGCTTGGTCAAATGTATGCGTTCCAGTAACCGTTCCAGTATCAAATATTGCGGTATCTTGTGCTAATGGAAAATTGTTAGCATTTACTGAGCCGCCACTAGATAAAGACCATTGAGTAGCTGACCAGTTGCCCGTTCCGACCCTGTAAACATTTTTTGGCGCATCAAAAGTAATGCCGCTATTATTTAATCCATTCCCAATGCGTGTTCCTGTCCATGTTCCTACAGTTCCAGCAGTTGCAATATCTCTAAAATCTACATCAGCAAGAGTGGCTAGTGTGCCATTTAATGTAATGGTTCTCTGAGTTCCAATAACATTAGAAACCACAAAAATTCTTCTGATAGATGTATTAGATGCCCCTAAAGTGAGAGTTCCGCTAATTGTTTGATTGTCATTCAATTGAACAATCCTTCTGCCAGTAGCACTTCTACTTGTTTGGCTTAAATCATTAAATGTATTAGCGCCAGTAATGGTTGTTTGTCCATTACCACCACTAGCAAAAATAACATTGTAGAAAGTGAGTCCACCGCCAGCGAATGTTGGTGATGTGCCAGTGCAGTTAATTGTAGATGTGCCAGCGTCAAATGTTAAATTTGAGCCTGTATATGAAAAAGGTCCTGTTCCACTACAGCTAACCGTAGAACTTCCAAGAGTTAATGTTGATACGGTTGAAACCGATTTTTGAATACTGTTAATTGTTAAATTATAATTTCCTGTGTCAAGAGTTCCGGCATTTGGAAATATTTGATTTGCCGTTAATGCGCTTCCTAATGTCCATCCTCCGCCAACACCAGAAAATCGTATGTTGCAGGATGTTCCAAATGAAACTCCATTTGTAGTAATTGTTTTTCCTGTTGTTGTAGCTTGAAATTGAATTAATGCACCAGCAGTTGTAGAAAAAGACAAATTGGTTGCTGGCAAAGTCATTGAGCCATAAACATCTAAGTAACCAGAGGCTCCTATAGTTAGCGTCATTGCACCATCTAATGCACCACCAGCACCACCAGTAGAGAAGTCATTGCATACTGCTGGAGCAGATGAAGTTCCAGTAACAGTTACAGTAAATGGGTTTGTGCCAGTATTCGATGCGGCATCAAAGATGACATTGTCAGCAGAAGTAGGAGCAGAAGCACCAGCAGCACCACCAGATGATGTAGACCAATTTGCTGTGCTAGTAGCATCCCAATTGCCTGAACCGCCTACCCAATATCTATCAGCCATTATTCTTCCTCAGATTGTTCTACAGTTTCTTCTTCTTGCGGAGCAGTAACAATGGCATACCAATCGTCAAAACGCTTTTGCTTGATTGCCTCAATCTGCTCGTCAGACATCCCATGATTTTCAGGCAATACAATGGCATCCTTTAAGGTATAACCATCTTGCGAGATTTCAAAGTCTATTTTAATCATCTTAGGAAATAGTAACTGTTAGAGCACCAGAATTGATCTTAAAAATGTCGTTTGTATCAATAACCTTAGGAATGTCTAAGGCTGTGTGATACAAAAGATTACCTGTTGTCAGCGCATCCCATAGACCAATATGGGTGATTGTTCCCCAGTTGGCTGTCGCTGTGTCAAATGTAACATCGGCATTACTACTGGTTACTCCGTTAGAAGGCGCACCAAATGTAATAGATTTGCGAGCATACGATCCACCGCTTACTTCTGTGCCTGTTCCAGCATCTGTTGGATCTGCGGTATGCAAACTAACATAAATAGTAGATGGTGATGTAAATGTGGTTGCTCTTAAAGTTGCATTGATAATTGCGTTCTCTAAGTAGTTGCTAATTTCTGCCATGATATTTCCTTATCTTGAGGTTACTTTCATTTGTAGAGGAATGCCTGAATACTCTCCATTTTCATCAGCATCAGATATATTCTTAATTGCTCTGTCGTAGAGGGCAGACCATGTTTGAGTTCGAGCATCATTGATTAAATAAGGCTCGGCTTCTAACAAAGTTCCATATAACAGCGCATCAGGATAATTCGCTAAAAATACATTTGATGGTTGAGTGGATGAGAGAAAAGGCGGTTTTGCATAGTATAAAAGCTCTAGCTCATAGTCGCCATCTGGAATGGGTGCGAACTGGAACTCTGACTGCAAAATTGTGTAGAACACAGGCAAGCCAGTTTCATCGGCTCTAGCATCCCTTGTGAATGCTGATGGAGACATATAGGTAATTGGTGATCTTGGGTTGCCTCTTGTAAATAGATCTCGCATCTGCAAGAAGTCGCCTGGCAAAGCAATCTTGGCATCTCCGCTTAATAGATCTGCCACTACAGACTTGAGCATTTGCCGAGTTCTTAACTCCCTCGCCATCCTTGTTTCTGCCAAGGCAATAAAGTCTGGAATAGCAGAGGTAAGATCGCTACGACCCAAGTAGTTTGCTACTGTGGTCTTTAGATCGTTGTAATTGGTAAATGCCATATCTCTCTCTTAATCTTTTGGTAGTTCGATGTTATGCCATCCATAAACATACTGTCCAATATGTTTAATTTGCTTGGATAGATCATGGTCTACCCATGTCTCAAATCCAGCATCCTTTGCTTTGATGCAAAAGTAAATATCCTCGCCTAGCATCTTATTGCCAGGTAACTGCTCAAAGAAAAAGTATGGTTCTTCCATTCCTTCGATTACTTTGCGCTTAATCAGCATAATTCCACATCCAATGCCATCGACCATCTCGATGCCTGACTTTGCATTGGAATAGATCGGCAGCCAATCCACTCCTCCATTTTCATGGATTAAAAGGTTCTTTGCTGTCGGTTTGACAGGCTCAGACCTAGTAGTTGCATTGACTCCAATAATATCTTTATTGTGAGCCATTAAGATCTTGAGGGTATCTTTTGGAAACCTCATATCCGCATCTACAAAGAGTAGATAGTCTGCCTTTATTTCTAAGGCTGTTTTTACTAAGTTATTGCGCTGGTCAAATATTAGAGTGCCTGCGCTTGTAAAAAGGTCTATATCATGATCTGTGGTCTTGATGGTATAGGCACACATCGCCACCAAATCAAAGGCTGTAGCGACCTCCATTTGCCCTCTAGCGGGTATTAAAATGGCGATCCTCATACTTCACCGCCTCTAGTGCGGAAAACCCTGTTATCAGGGTCATTTAGCCATACTTTTAGGGCTTTTTGGTCAAGGATATGAAATCCTCGCATAATCCCCTTTGCATTTAGCTCATTGATAATTGCTAAAGGTAAAGAGGCTATCTTGTTCTTTTTGTCTAGCAGCTCGCCAGACCATCCAGTTTTTCCTGGATTCTCATTATATTGCGCTTTTGTATGCTCAATAAAATCGGTTAAGTCGGTCTGAGAATGGACTATAATACCGCCCTCTCCATCAGAATGGACTGTTCTTACTTCACCATCTACTACACCTAAGAGTTTTTTCATTTACCACCTATATAGAAAGGGGATGAGTTTTGCCCATCCCCTATTCTACAGACTATCTAGATTTTATCAAGATAAGTCAAATACACCGCCATGAGCAGCTTCATTGCGAACTTCTAATGTGAGT